TACGACCCGGAGAAGGACGAAGCGCTGAAGGCTGAGCGGGCCACGTGGGTGAAGCGATGAGCACCGCGAAGACCACGAACCGAACCGACGACTACTGCGCCCGCGCCCGGAAGACCGAGTCGCTTTCACCAGCGCAAGAACGCGACCTCGTCGATCGATACAAAGCCGGCGACACGAAGGCGGGCCAAGCGCTTGTCGCGGCGCACCTGAACTACGCAATCGGAGTTGCGAAGAAGCACAATCCCACCGCATCGTCCATCGACGACATGATCCAATCGGCAAGCGTTGGACTGCTGTACGCGCTGAGAAGCTTCGACCCCTCGCGGTCTCGCTTCGTCACGTACGCCAACGCTTGGGTTCGCGATCGTGTCGCTCAGTGGATCCACGGCGACCGCGAGATTCGCCTACCAATGGACGAGGCGGGTCGCACCGCAGCGGTTTCGTTCCGACGAACGGGCGAGGTAGACATGGCCTTGGTCGAGAAGCATCGCGCCGGCCTCAAGAACGCGCGGGCCATCGCCGATGCCGTGCGCATGAAGCGGTGCAGCGCCGAAGAGCATGCGTTCGCGAACGACGACACTTCGCTCAAGGACCTGCTCACGGCCGATTCGCCGACGCCCGACCCGGTAATGCGCATCTCGATCGAGAAGGCGATGCGCAGGCTCAAGACACGCGAGCAGTTCGTGGTCACGGCGCGCATGGTCGATGACATGACCTTCGCGGAGATCGGCGACGCGCTTGGGATGACCGCCGAGCGCGCACGCCAGATCGAGAAGGAAGCGACCGAGAAGCTGCGCGGGCTGCTCGCGAAGACGTGGGACGAGTACCGGGAGGCCGCATGACCCATCCCCTCGCGACCCTCCGCCGAGACATGGAACGTCACCCGGTGATGAGCCGCGAGGAGGAACGCGTCACGGTCACTGCATGGGCCGGCGGCGACGCGAAGGCAGGGCAGCGCCTGGTCGCGAGCAACATCCGGTACGTGTTCGGCCTCGCCCGTCCGTACCTGCGCAGGGGCGATGATGTCTATGCCGAGGTGGTCAGCGCGGGGATGCACGGCCTCTGCCGGGCGCTGGAGACGTTCGATCCGGAGTACGGCGTCCGGTTCCTGACGCATGCCATGCCTTGGGCCCGCACCACGATCCTGCGGCACATGCACGAGACCCACCGCATCGTGCCCATGGCCGTCCACGCGCGCTCGAGGAAGGCGCTCAAGGCGTTCGTCGAGCACGGGGCAGCGGACGCCGAGGAGCTCGCCGAGCGCGCTCAGGTGAGCCGCGAGGAGGCCACGCTCGCGATGATGGCCGAGCCGGCGGACGTGTACCTCGGCAACGTCGAGCCGCTCGCACCCGCGAACGATCCGGGCGACGCAATGGACCAGGCAAGCGCGTCCTACGCGGTACGCCTCGCAGTCATGAAACTTTCCAGCGCGGAGCAGGTGATCGTGCGGCGCCGGCTGATGGCCGATGAGCCCGCGTCCCTGGTCGAGATCGCCCGCGTGCTCGGCACCAGCGTCAGCACCGTCAAGCGCCGGGAGCAGCAGGTGGCAGCGAGGTTGCGGAGAGCGCTCGCCAAGTATCGGGAGGCGGCGTGACTCGTTCACGTCGAGTCGTAGTCGATGACGCCGAATCCGTATGCGGACTTCACCCAACCACCGGAACTCGCTGCGAGAAGTGCGAGGAAGCCAAGCGCGCCCTTGCCGCCGAGCTCGCCGAGACCGTCCCGTACTACCTGCGAGAACGAGAGGCCGATCCCTATGAGCTTCAACCGCGGTAGGTACCCTCAGCGCCCCCGGCCACTTCGCCCTCACGCATTCGTGGTCGGCGAGCCTTGCGGTGAGCGACGTATCGTCCGCGTCACGACCACCCGTGTCCTGCTCGAGTGCAAGTGCGGCTCAACCAACGCGATCCCGATCCGCCGACTCGAGAAGGAGAAGCCGCAGCGGTGTCGTCGCTGCAACGGCGGAGAGGAGCCCGGCACCCGTGGCGCTTCGACCCAGATCGCCATCGGCCAGCGGTTCGGAACCCGGACTGTGGCAGCGATGGAACCGCGAGTGAGGCGGTCGAATGTCAGCGCCGTCTACGCCCGGATGGTGTGCGACTGCGGGCACGAGGGGTGGGTAGAGCCGTCGAAGCTCGTGAGTGGCATCGCCCAGGCATGCCCCCGGTGCGCCGACGCCCTTCGCGGTATTCCACTACGTGACCGGGTGGAATCAGAGGGACGTTGCAAGACTGATTAAGTAACACGGGGCGTTTTGAACGAACGGGTCATTTGGGGCCACTAGGGGTACGTGAGAGGTAGATACGGGAGTGATTGCGCATGGATAAGCCGAGTGTAAAAGATTTGTCGCAGGATGGACTGACAGAGAAACAGCGTCGGTTTGTCGAGGCGTATACCGGCGAGGCCCACGGCAATGCAACCGAGTCGGCACGCCTTGCTGGGTACGCCGGGAACGATGTCACGCTTGGCCAGGTGGGGGCTGAAAACCTCAAGAAACCTCAAATCGCCGCGGCCATTCAGGCCGCCCTCGAACCCATCCGAAAAGCAGCCATCATGACCCGTGAGCGCCGCCAGGAGTTGCTCTCCAAGTTCGCTGAGGGTGACGATCCGACCGCGCTTGCGGATGACCCCGAAGCGCCGTTCATCCCCGTCAAGGACCGCATCAAGGCGATCGAGGTTCTCGGCAAGATGCAGGGTGACTTCGTCGAGAAACGAGAGGTTACTGTCACGAACGGTGTGACGGTCTATCTGCCTGATAACGGACGCGATCCAGAGCCCGAAGAGTGACCGTCGAGCTTCGACCGAACCCGGGACCGCAAGAGCGCTTCCTGGCGACCCGTGCCGATATCGCGGTGTACGGAGGGGCGGCGGGTTCGGGTAAGTCCTTCGCCGTCGCGTTGGACATTCTGCGGCACATCCACAGGTCCAAGTACGGCGCCGTCGTGTTTCGCCGCGAGAGCACACGCCTCACCGGATCGGGGTCGATCTGGGAGGAGATGTGCGGCATCTATCCGCGAATCGACGGAGGCGCTACGTCCCGAGAGTCGCCGGGCTTGGAGTGGCGATTTCCGTCCGGTGCGCTGGTCGAGCTTCGACACCTCCAGCACGCGAAGGATGCGGTTTCGCACTCAGGTAAGCAGTATGCCGGGATCTACTTCGACGAGCTGACAGAGTTCGAAGAGTCACAGTTCTGGTTTCTGCTTTCGCGAAATCGCTCCACTTGCGGCATCCGCCCGTACGTCAGGGCAACCTGCAACCCGGACCCGGACAGCTTCGTCCGCAAGCTCATCGACTGGTGGATTGGAGATGACGGGTACCCAATCCCAAGGCGATCGGGCGTCCTTCGCTGGTTTGTGCGTGACCGCAACGAGATCGTGTGGTCAGACGACAGAGACGAACTTCGACTGCGTTTTCCAGATAGCGATCCACTTTCTTTCACCTTCATCGCCGCACTTCTGGCAGACAATCCAAAGGGCGATCCGCACTACCGCGCCAAACTGATGGCTCTTCCGTTGGTGGAGCGTGAGCGGCTCCTCGGCGGCAACTGGAATGTACGCCCAGCGGCCGGCTTGCTCTTCAAGCGTCCGTGGTTTCAGGTCATCGACCGCTTACCTCCGCAGGTTCCGGTGGTCCATCGCGTGCGCGCTTGGGACAAGGCCGCAACCGAGGCGAAGCCGGGCAAGGACCCGGATTGGACAGAGGGCATCAGGCTTGCGCTTCTGAAAGACAAGCGGATGGTCGTCGAGCATCTTGAATCGACTCAATCTCGACCGCGAGACATCGACGCGCTCATGCACCGCACAGCAGAGAATGACGGCCTCGAAGTCGAGCAAGCGATGTGGCGCGACGGAGGCCAGGCCGGCATCGTTGATGTGATGCACAGCTCCGACAATCTGATCGGATACCGCTTCACGACCGTGCTCGCATCGAAGTCAAAAGTCACCTATGCTGGACCGGTCTCGAGCTCAGCAGAGAATGGCAGAATCCTGGTCATGCGAGCCGACTGGAACGAGCGATTTTTCAACCAGCTAGAGGCGTTTCCATCGAAGGCGCACGACGATATCGTGGACGCGCTCTCGCTCGCGCACTTGAGGCTAGTGGGCGACGCCGTCACGATCGAGCAACAGTCGGACGCGTATGCGAAGGGGTGGTGAGTGATGACCAAGTGCGGTGTCACCGGAAAGATCAAGTACGGCTCGGCCGGTCACGCACGACGCCGCATGAGCGGCGTGAGCAATCGACTGCGCGTGTACCGGTGCCCTTGGTGTCACGCGCTACGCGTAACGAACCATGAGCAGGGGTGAGCGATGACGGAACACGCAGCAATTCGAGACGGTGTCGCTTTCGTTGACGTGGGCCGTCCCGAGTCGCACCAGCCGCACGCCGTCGAAGTTGTGCTGATGGACACGCGAGCATCGGACTCGATCCGAATCGTCTACGACTTCCCACGCAACGGCTGGTCCGTGCTGCGTCCAAAGTTGGCATACGTGCAAACTGGCGAGAGTTCGTATGAGGAGCGCGCGGAATGGATTGAGGTGCACTTCTCGGAGTCATGGCACTTCGGCGAGCCCGAGTACCCGTAGTGGTGCGACACCGGTCGTCATGGCCGCTTGGCTAGGTGGACTTCTCCAAGCTCTTCTCACAGGCCATTCAGCGTGTAGACGGCTGGGCGAATACCATCACCGGATTCGGCACGTCCCGCGACAAGATGGCCGCTGCTCGCATGTATCAGGGCGAGCGGCTGAACGAGCAGATGCTCGACGCGCTGTACGACGAGGACGACTTCGCGGCGACCATCGTCGAAGCGCTTCCCGAAGACGGCATGCGGCAGGGGTGGGGCCCGACCCGGCGCGCTTCCGAGGATGACGAAGACGAGCTCGCCGCGAAGCAGACCAAGGAACAGATCGCGACCATCAAGCGCCGCGTGACCGATCTCGGTGTCGATGCGCGCGTGATGGAGGCTGCGATCTGGGGACGCTTGCACGGCGGCGCCGCGCTCTTTCCCGTCGTCGAGGACGGCCTTGACCCGTCGATGCCGCTCGACATCTCGCGCGTGACGAAGCTGCGATCGGTGATCACGATCTCGCGCTGGGAGCTTCAGTGGTACCAGCTGAACGACGACCCACGTTCGCCTCGGTACCAGAAGCCCGAGATGTGGCTCTTCCAGCCGACGAACGGCGGGACGTCGATGATCATCCACTCGACGCGCCTGCTCCGCTTCGAAGGCGCAAACGTCTCGCGTCGTCGTCGCATTGAAGAGCAGGGGTGGAGCGCTTCGGTTCTCCAGCGTGTGTACGAGATCCTTCGCGACGCGGGCATGAACTGGAAGAGCGTCAGCTACATCCTGAACGACGCGTCTCAGCCTGTGTTCAAGATGCACAACCTGATCTCGATGATCGCGAACGGGAAGAAGCAAGACCTTCAGAATCGCATGGAGGTCGTGAACATGGCGCGCGGCGCGGCCCGCGCGATCCTGGTCGATGCCGAGAAGGAAGACTTCGAATACAAGAACACGTCGCTCGGCGGCCTAGACGTCCTGCTCGACAAGACGTGGGTACGCGTTGCCGCGGCAGCACGCATGCCCGTTACGCGCCTCATGGGCATGTCACCGGGTGGCCTGAACGCGACCGGCGAGAGCGATGTGCGCGGCTGGTACGACTCGGTGCAGTCCTACCGCACGACCGATCTGCAACCGCCGCTCGAGACCATCGTGCGCCTGCTCGCCGCCGAGCTGAAAGCGGGCTCGCCCGACGAATGGACGATCGAGTGGCCGTCGCTTTGGCAAATGACGCCGAACGAGGAAGCGGCGCACCGCGACAAGATCGCCGACACCGACGTGAAGTACATCGACAAGGGCGTGGTCACTCCCGAGGAAGTCTGCGCCACGCGCTTCGGCGGCGGCACGTACTCGGATGGGCCCATCATCGTGGACCTGACGCTGCGCGATCCGCCGGCTGAGCCCGCCACGACTCCGGCCGTGGTCGCTCCGCCCCAGCAAGAGAACGAGGCGCCTCCGCCGGTGACGACGTGAGCCAGCGCGCCATCTTGCACGCGGTCTACGCCGCGAAGGACCGCCGCAAGCTCAAGCCTCGCCAGAAGGTGGCCACGTACATCCCGCGTCCTCCAACAGGCGCCGAGATGTCGTATACGTCCGAGCTGCGGAAGGCATGGGACGCGACGGCAGACGAGATCTCCGGCATCGTCGAGCGCGAGTTTCGGCCCATCACGGACACGTCAGAACGCACGGACGCGGACACCACCGCGTCCGTCGTCGAGCAGGTTCGCAACGCGCTCGTAGCCACGCTCTCGATCGAGAAGATCAAGGCGATGGCGGCGGCGATTCATGAGCGCGTGAACCGCTTCAACCTGCGCGAGGTCGCCGCGTCGCTCGTCGTCTCGCCGCAGCTCCTGCCAAACCTGCGCGGGCTTTCGGCCGAGTGGGCCATCACGAACGCGCAACTCATCACGGTCATGGCCGACGAGGTGGTGAGCGACCTCGCGGGGCGCCTGCGGAACGAGTGGGCACGGGGCGCTCGGTGGGAGGACATCGCGCTTCTCGTCCAAGACCGGTTGAGCGTTGGACGGTCACGGGCCGAGCTCATCGCACGGGACCAGGTCCTCAAGCTGAATGCGGACATGACGCAAGAGCGGCACCGCGCGATCGGCGTCACCCGGTACAAGTGGTCCACGTCGAGGGATGAGCGCGTTCGAGAGTCGCACCGTCACCTCGAAAACAGCATTCAATCGTGGGCGAATCCGCCGATTGTGGACCCGAGGACGGGACGGCGAGACCACCCGGGGCGGGACTATCAGTGCCGGTGCGTCGCGATCCCTGTGTTCGATGACTGACGATTGTCGGTGGTGCGACTTCGGTCGTCACGCTCGCATGACCACGTGGGCGTTTTTCGTCGCTTCGACGCAGGTGTACTAGACAAGGCCGAGCGGACTCCGCAGGGCGGCCTGCGTGTCCCTGCGTTCGTCACGCGTACGGGCATCTTCGAGTACAAGCTCGCCGACGGCACGATTCAGCGCGAGCTTCGGCCCGAGGAAGAGGTTTTCCACGCGGACGCCCTCGCCACGCTTGAGGATGCGCCGGTCACCGACCTGCATCCCGCATCGTTCGTGAGCCCCACGAACTACCGCGAGCTTGAGCGTGGACACGCGCGCAACGTGTCGCGCAAAGACGAGTTCGTTGCGGCGACTCTGGTCGTTCAGGACGCGGACATGATTCGCGCCATCGAGGCCGGCGAGCGGTCCGAGATCAGCCTTGGTTACACGTGCGATCTCGACTTCACGCCGGGCGAGTTCAACGGCCAGAAGTACGACGCCGTTCAGCGAAAGATTCGGAACAACCACGTTGCTGTGGGTCCGAGCAAGTGGGGTCGCGCGGGCGAGGAAGTCCGCATGCGACTCGACAGCACAGGTAACGCGCTGCCCGCGGGCACGCAGGAGCCATCCATGTCAGCGAAGAAGAAAGACGAAGACGCGCCCGCGGCGACGTCCGACAAGCCCGAAGTTGCGGCTGTCGCGAAGGACGCGGATCCGATGGTCGCAGTGCCGGGCGAAAAGTGCCCGTGCTGCGGTCAGATGGTGCCGAAGGCGGAGACCGAGACGGTCGCCGTCGCGGACAAGGACCCGAACGCCGAGCCTGCGCCCAAGATGGACTCGAAGCTGCTCGCTCGCCTCGACGCGCTCGAGGCGTCGAACAAGCAGCTCAAGGCCGACCTCGCAAAGGCAAACGACCCGAAGGTGCGCGCCGATGAGGCTGCCGCGTTCGCTGGTCTTCGCGACCTCGCGAAGTCGTACGGCTGCGAGAAGCTCGACGGCACCGTCGCCGAGCTGAACGCGTCCATCGTCGCGAAGGCGTTCCCGACCATCAAGCTCGACGGCAAAGACGCGACCTACGTCGCGACGCTCGTTGAGGCCGCGCGAGAGCAGGCGCCCGCGCGCATCGCAGACAACACGGTCCGCACGATCGCGGCGCCGAAAGCGGCTCGCAATGATGCGGCCGACGCAGACCCGATCGCGGCCGCCAAGGCGCGCATCGCAGCAGCAGGGGGTTCCAAGTGACCTTTCAGACTTCGTACGGACTCGTTCCTGCGATCGGTCGCGCCGGCATGCTTGCCGATGGCGCGATCATGCAGGACGTCATCAGCACGGTTGCGGAGGGCGCGGTTGCCCTCGGCTGCGCAGTGCTCAAGGGCACCAGCCCGCGTCAGGGTAAGCCGGTCTCTGCGGTCACCGCGAGCACCACGAGCATCCTGGACGGTACGCCCGGCGGCGCTACGGCAGCCACCGCGCAGACCGTCTCGGGCGCGGCGTTCGACGGCACGATCGGCCAGGGCCGCATCATCCCGGCGCAGCAGATCACGCTGACCGCCAACTCGCATGCCAATTGGGATGCGACGGTTATCACCTTTTACGGTGAGGACTGCGACGGTCGCGAGATCAGCGAAGACGTGCTGATGCCCGACGCGGGCAACGTCACCATCGAGACGAAGCAGGCGTTCGGTCGCCTCGTCAGCGTGTACATCCCCGCGCAGGGCGGCACGGCCGGCACGTTCACCATCGGCACGAAGCCCGCGTTCGCCGAGTTCTCGCGCCGTGACCTCCTCGGCGCGTCGATCTGGCAGTCGGCCCACGAGCCGTACACGAGCGACAGCTACTCCGACAAGGACGAGATGCCGGTCCTGCGCAAGGGCCGGATGTACGTCGTGGTCGAGGACGCGGTTGCCAATGGCGACAACGTCTACGTGCGCATCGTGACCTCCGGTGGCGACGTCCCCGGCCAGTTCGGCGGCGAACGGTCCGCCTCATTCGCGCTCGTCCGGGGCGCCTTCTATCGCAGCACCGCAGCCATCGACGGCGTCGCGGTCGTGGAGCTCTGATCATGAGTACCCAGGTTCAGCACCTCGACGCGTCCGCACAGTGCGCGATCTATCGCGAGGAGATCCAGAAGCTCGATGGCGGGGCAGCCATCGCATGCGCGGAGGATCTCGGTTTCGATATCGAGCACCTCTGCCGCGGCGTGCGCAACTATCGCCCCGACGGGTCCAATCGAAAGATGGACGCGAACGAGGCTGCGTTCCTCGCGCGCGCGCTTCTCTACATGAAGGCGCAGTCGGTGGACGTGAAGTACGCGTCGGCCGAGTTCCGCAACATCTTCAACGTCAACACCGAGGTTCCCCTCGGCGCGGCGTCGGTGAGCACGCCGCAGTTCGACAGCCTCGGCGAGTTCAAGCGCATCGCGAACACGGCGCAGGATCTTCCCGCGATCGACGCGACGCAGACCGAGACGCTCAACAAGTTCTACCCGTACGGCGCGACGATGGCGTACTCGCTGTACGACCTCGCGCGCGCCGCGTTCTCGGGCGTCCCGCTTGAGACGAAGAAGATGCAGTTCGCCCGCCGCGCGTGGGAGATGCTGCTCGACGGGATCGCCGCGGTCGGTGACTCGGATGCCGGCATCTACGGCATCACGAACCATCCGAACA